TGTCTTTTCCAAGGTCTCTAATATCTTGTTTAAGCTCCTCAGAAGATCCAAAGTATCGTTTCCAGTCAGACTCTGAGGTGACTCTTCGTTTTCCTCCTTTGGGTTTTCTTTTTTGTACGAAGTATTTTCTTCCAATATATTGTTTTCCTGTACAAAGGTTTGTGATTCTGTAGACAAAACCATAGTAGTCCCCAATGTCATCAGAAGTAAAGGGGAGACCATTATAAAGCCAAGGATTTTCATAGTCAATTTTCAAGGCGGGCGTCCCGAGCATCTAATAATTTTTCAAACTCTTCATCAGTAGTCCATGTTTCTAAAGGAGTATCACTAGGTACTGGAGTATCACTAGGTACTGGAGTGTCAGCATCCTCTACTATAGAAGTTTTAATCGCATGAGGTACTCTCTTATTACCCCACTTATCTACAACTTCAGTTTTTTTAAATCTTTCTACTTGAGATAATGTATCAAATAATTTACGTTGATTATAATCATCAGTCCATGTATTATCGTCTTTAAGATACACGTTCATTCCAAATGGATTTTTTCTTCTAATATGGTAATACATTATTTTAAATCGTAATTAACAACGCATCTGATATTATTTATCGGTTGTTCTGCAGTATGGTAATAAGACCCATCGAACAAAACTACTCTACCTTGTTTTGGTGTAATCCTTTTTTGTACCGTATAATTATCAGATTTTTTTTGTTCATTATATATGATAGTATCGCCATCACTATCGCAGACATAATATAACATTACAAAATGTTCACCAACAATATCAACATGAGGTGAATCTTCTCTTTCTCCTTTAAAATTAATTGGTAATTGTAAAAATGATCTACTTTTTATGATAGTCACATCTCGTTTACCTATTTTACTACAGACACTATCTATCAGAGGAACAAATAGATAATGAAATACACTAGCAATAGTTCCTATGGTGTCATCATCACTCACAACATACCCATGATAAAAGGCTGATCTTTTTTGGGAATTTATATCTGTGTGACTTGTTACATCTTGAGTAAAATACCAAGGAAACTCATATCCTTTATATTGATAATCACTTAGTAAAATTTTTTTAATTTTCTCTTGGTATTCTAAATCAATAACATCATCAAATACTAAAATTTTATTATAACTTAAATCCACTAAATGTATCCTTCTTCACATCCTGTTTAATACCACCAACAACATAAGATTCTACCTCTGTTTCCTGTGGTGCTACTTGCAATCCCTTTGAACTAATCCAATGAGTAGTCCAAGGTAAAGGATTATGTGAAGCTGGTATGTCGTACATTGGTTTCAAACCAATAGACTTCATTCTACGATTTGCAATCCACTCAATGTATTGTGATAATAACTTATCATTCAAACCAATCATACTACCATCTCTGAACAGATATTCTGCCCATGTCTTCTCTTCATTTACAGCCTTTGCAAACATATCATAAACATTACTCTCTTCTTCTTTTATAATATCAAGCATATCTGGATCATCACCTCTTCTCCAGTAGTTTAATATATTCTGCGTGAGTGCCAAGTGCTGGTTCTCATCTCTGGCAATAAGCGATATAATCTTCGCCGACCCTTCCATGGCTTTGAGCTCACCGAAAGCAAAAGAACAAGCAAAAGAAACATAGAAACGAATACCTTCCAAGATATTGACGTTGGCAACCGCTCTATAAAGAGATCTCTTGAGTTCCTTAATTTCATAGTTTGAAGTAGGACTTTCTTTCCATCCTTCCTTCCACATATTACCAGTTCCCCATAGTTGGGCCTGATTTATAAAGTCATCATATGCACCAGTAACACTTCTAGCTCTTGATAATATATTCTCATCATCTAATATCGTATCAAATACCTCAGCAGGATTAGGATAGACATTCTTTATGATATATGTATAGGAACGTGAGTGTATCATCTCCATAAATGACCAGACTTCCATACATGCCTCTAGTTCTGGTATCGAACAATACGGAATGAAGGCCATGCCAGGGGCTCTACCTTGTACGGAATCCAACATAATCTGATACTTCAAATTAGAAGTATAGATATGTTTCTGTTCTGGACGTAACATCTGATAGTCACCACGATCTTTCTGTAGTGACACCTCTTCTGGTCTCCAGAAATATCCTAACTGTTGTTTTGTTAGGTTCTCAAATGCAGGGTACTTGTATGAGTCATATCTTTGTACACCCAAAGGTTGGCCAAAAAACATTGGTTGTTTCTTGGTGTCAACTTTATTGGGATTAAAGACAGTCATACCCTTGATGTCGGATGACTTCATCGCTGCAGAAAGTTTAAATTGCACAGGATTCACACTCCTCTTCCTTTGTGTCGGTTTGTAATTTATTGATAAGATTATCTAGATATTCCGTATTGTCGTCTTCTACTTCGTCACTCTTCATATCATTTGTGTTCTGATAATAAGATGTCTTCCAACCATACTTGTATGTGGTCAAAAGGTCATTCGCCATCACTTGCATTGGAACTTCATTGTTATCATAATTACTTGGATTATAACTCCAGTTTCCAGATATGGCTTGGTCAAAGAATTTTTGCATTACTGCAACAACATTGATGTAGCCTTCATTACTGGGCATATCCCATAACAATGTATAATTATTTTTCAAAGTTCCATAAGATGGGACAATCTGTTTAAGAGGCCCTTTCTTTGATTTTTTAATGGACAGGTAATCTCTAGGAGGCTCGATTCCATTTGTTTCGTTTGACACAACGGAGCTGCTCTCCGAAGGCATTTGTGCGGACAATGTTGAGTGCCTGAGACCGTGTTCCAAGATAGATGACCTAAGAGATTCCCAATCATACTTTAAGTTGTTTGGTACAAGTTCATCTACGTCCTTTTTATAGGTATCAATCGGTAGTATTCCGTCTGAATATTTAGTCCTGCCAAAATCTTCACACCAACCCTTCTCTTTTGCAAGTTGATTTGATGATTTAATGAGATAATACTGGAAGGCTTCTGTTAAATCATGTACCAATTCCCATGCTTTTGGATCTTCATACTTGACACCATTCCTAGCAAGATAATGTGCGAGTCCAATGTATCCTATACCTAGTGATCTACGTGCTTTAGTAGCTCTTTCTGCTGCAACTACAGGATACTGTTGATAATCTATCAACTCTTCCAATGCACGTACGGCAAGGTCACATAGGTCTTCCAGATCATCTAGTTTATTCAATCTACCCACGTTAATTGCAGACAGAATACAAAGAGATATCTCTCCTAGATGGTCATCTATGTGTGATATAGGATATGTCGGAAGTGTAATCTCTTGACAGAGGTTACTCATGTGAATCTGATCTTTGAATGATGAATGTTCATTACAATGATCGATATTCATTATGTAAATTCTACCTGTCTCTGCACGTTCCTTAAGTAAATCGAGGAAGAGTTCTTGGGCTGGGACGGTTTCTCTGGGGATCGATGAATCCGATTCATACTGGCAGTATAGACTATCAAAAGTATCGGTGCCAAAACTCTCATAAAGGTTAGGAACATTATGAGGCGAAAAAAGCGAGATTTCTTTATTTTCGATAAACCTTTCATAAAATAATTTACTGATCTGTATACTGTAATCAAGTTTTCTTACACGATTATCTTCTGTTCCCTTGTTATTTTTAAGTACAAGTATATCTTTTATCTCTTGGTGCCAGATTGGGAAGTGGACAGTCGCTGATCCACCACGGATGCCATTTTGAGTGCAGCATCTGACAGTCGCTTCAAACTTTTTGAGGAAAGGGACAACGCCTGTGTGTTGAACTTCTCCGCCCCTGATTTTACTGTTGATCCCACGGATGCGGCCTGCGTTGATGCCAATACCAGCCCTTTGAGCAACATACTTACCGATGGCCATATCAGAACTAAAAATACTATCCAAGGTGTCGTCAATATCAACCAAAACGCAAGACGCAAATTGCCGAATAGGGGTTCTAACTCCTCCCATAATGGGGGTTGGGATGTTGATTTTGTGTTTGGAAATGGCATCGTAATACTTTCTAACGTAACTCATCCTAGTTTCTTTAGGATACTCTGCAAATATTGTCAGAGCTATCATGATATACATGAACTGTGGGGTTTCATAAACCTTTCCAGTACTTCTATCCTGTACAAGATATTTATCCACCACCTGTCTGAGTCCAGCGTATGTGAAGAAATAATCACGGTCATGATCTAACCAACTGTCAGCCTGATTGATCTCTTCTAGATTATATTTGTCATAGATTGCAAAATCATACACATTTATACCTGTGCAGTTCATGATATGGTCTCTGAGAGGAGGTAAATCCCTCATTCTACCGTACAAACTCTTCCTTGTGGAGAATAAAAGTAGTCTTGCAGCTACGTATTGATAGTTTGGATGGTCTAGATCTATCAAATCACTCGCAGATTTGATCAAGATCTCTTGTATTTCTCCTGTTGTGATACCATCATAAAACTGTATTCCTGATTGTATCTCTACTTGACTAGCAGATACTCCAGCTAGTCCTTTGGTTGCCTCCTCAACCATCATGTGCATTTTTTCT